TGTATCATACACAAATACAAAATATTCAGATTTTGTCAAAACCACTTTTTCTAAAAATCCAGGGTATAATTAAAACTATGACAAACCAACCAGAACCACAATACGAATCTCTGGCTATGAAAATATTTTCAGATTTTTGTTGTAATGGATGTAGCTGTAAATCCGAATCAGACCATATTAAATAAGGTTTTTATATATAACGATTTGTTATTTAAGGCGCATCGTATCTTCCATAATACTTATAAATCTGATATGGAATAACAGTAGAATCAACCCACCAGTCCTCATGACCTAGCTTGGCAACTAAAGAATATCCAAGGTTATTTAAAATCTCTCTTTGAGCATCACGCAGTGAGGCGTTCTTGTAATTGATAATATACTCATGTTCGAAAGAAATCACGGTAAATCGATATCTGGATAATGGCAGGGCAATTAAACCATTCAATGGTGTTCCAATAGGAGCAATAGGCCTTCCACCGTTATCCATAGGAGATTCAATGTCAATTTGAAGGTAATCTATTTGCTTTGGAAAGTTATTTTCTTCAAAATACTTTAGATAATCAAATTTTGTAGCATCTTGTAGTAAACAAGGGTTTTTTCGAACGGTATTGTATTCATCGACACTTTTTTTGTCTAGATCAAAACCAACTCCAGTCCAATCATACTCAGTCTCCATCTTATAAGTAGTATTTCCACCTATTGGACCTGCTGATCCCATCTCTACATAATATCCATTTTTCTTATATTCTAGGATATCTAAAGCAAAAGTGTCTGAGGCTTGCATCACATTGCCTTTTCCTATCATATATGTGTTAAGCTCTTGCCTGGTCATATTATTTATTTTATCTATACGTTGATCCATCATGTTCCTCTATTTCGCTAAAGAGTTCTTTATTTAAAAGAACTGGACTATCTTTTGATCCTCTTACAAAGCATGTTGAAAAATATCGTGGCAAGTCATCAGTAACAGGTAAACTTTTATGTAATATATTACCACCATGCATAACCAACGACCTGGCTTTAGGTTTATGGACTATTCCTAACTCAGAATACTCTAACTCTCCACCTGCGTACTCATCATTATAGTATATACATATACCGTACCTAATGTGATATGGCTCATCCTTTAGCCAGTAATCCCTATGTTCCTGGATTGCTGCTCCTTGTCTATACCGTTGAAGAGCAACATAGCCTACATATAGCAATGAGTCAAATAAGTTATTAACTTGAGTATCTATCTCTTTAAATACTTTTGGCTTCTCTCCATTGTACTGCTTGCCATAGAAAAAATTTTCTTTATTATCATCTAGCCACCATTGCTTTTCATCTAACCCTGATGCAAACTTTAATATTTCTTCTTGTTGCTCGATAGTAACAAAATCTTCAACTTCATAAATATCTGGGGATAACCTATTAATTTTCATATTACCACTTACCAATCGGACACTTAGCATTTGCTAACATAGACTTAGCAGCCATAAAACATCCACATTTTTTGCAAGTTTGAGTTTTAGGCCTAAACCAATCACAGGTTTTACAAATATCAAGGCGAGTCTCTTTTATATCTTTTTCAACTCTCGGGGAACCATTGATTAAATCAAAAGGTGTTACATCATCCATATACTTATTATAGCCTATAGAGAGGACAGGAGCCGATTTAAGACATGTTTGGATCTTTGATCCATATGTTGTCTAGGGTAGGGTTTGTTATCTCTATTTTCGGCGACTTCTATATTCCGTCGAAATTAAATCTTATATAATGATATAATGAATCTTATGACTATACAAGACTGGGCTGCGTTAATTTTAAGCGTATTAACCATAGTCGGTATTATGGCAGGCGGGATTAAATTTCTCGTAAAGCATTATCTCGTCGAACTTAAACCCAATTCAGGCTCATCGATGAAAGACCAGATTTCAAGGCTAGAAAGTCGTATTAACGAAGCAGATGCAAAGCGATCAGATATGAATAGAAAATTAGATCATATGTATGATATTCTTTTAGAGTATATTGCTAAGTCAAAGTAATCCTATGATAACTAAAATAATTTGGCAGACACATGAAAAGCCATACGAAGAGCTTGAACCATTTCAAAAAAATGTAATCAATACTTGGAAGAACCTTAATCCTTCTTGGTCTCATAGCTACGTAAGCGCAGAAGAAAGACATAAATACATTAAAGGCTATGACGAAGAGTTATACGAAGCCTATATTTTATGTAGTGCAATTAACCAGGCTGATATCTGGAGACTGATTATGACTTATACGTATGGTGGATTTTATGCGGATATGGACTCTATTTGCATCATGCCTTTAGATGAGGTAGTTAATGAAAATTATAATGATGAAGATATGATTTGTTCTAGTCCTGGATTTCAAGCAGATGACGAATGGATAAATAATTCTAATTTTGCTGCTGTTAGAAATAGCACAATACTTAAATTAATTATAGATAAAGTAATATTAGAATGTAAAAAAATAATTGACAGTGAAAATCTTAATTTATTTAAAAATGATGGATTAATTGTTTGGAGTAATTTTTGCAATACAACTATAGAAAATAAAAATGATATTTGTTTCCAGGATAGTTATTTTTCACATTCTAAAGACTATAAAGAAAATTTTGATATAGGTGGTTGTATTGTAATGTATAATAAAGAAGAGATTTCTTATGAAGAACTATCTAAATTGAATAATTGGATTATATACTAATATATATATAATATACTTAAAAACCTTAACTATAGTATATTCTTTTCTTTATATATTTTAAGTATAGCATAGACATTACTGGGTTTTGTATCGATATCCCGTTTTGAATTATAACTTTTTATAACAATTTATTAATATGCCTTTATTATAACTTTTTGTTATTAAACTCTATGCATCCCTGGATTTTTAATAAAATAAGATATAATTTAAGAGCTAACACCTAGGTTCTACCCACCCCACCCACTGAGCTTAGGTGTTAGTTTTATGGTATAATCAATTATTATGTGCACCCCTACAATCGATAAGTATGGAGCTACTCCAGCAAACATTAAATGGACAGTAGTTCGTGGGGACAGCGCAAACCTTAAAATTGAATTTTTTGAGGACGATGAAGTAACAGAATACGATACTACAGACTGGACTTACATTGCTACAGCCTATGATCCAAGTGGTCAAGTATTAGATGACCTTCCTGTTATTTCTGGACTTGGTTATGGGGAAATTCAGATACCCGCTTTAACTACCGCAAATTGGGGCACAGCCTATAGATCTGTAGTAGCAGAACTTTCTTTTGATTTACAAGTTGTAATTCCAGCTGGTTCTGGAGAAGGCGAAGATACAACTTGGACTCCAGTTATTGGAACTATTTGTGTCCTTGGTGATGTTAGCGGAACGAGCCTTTAATGCCTGTTGTAAAAGTATCTACTCCACAAACTAATTTGCCACCTGTTATTAAAATTGGTAAAAAAACATTTAAGGTAAAATAGTGCATGTCAAAAAGCATGGACTTTCCAAAAAAGAAATATGCTGAGACAGTTCAGCTAACTCAAGAATCATTACAAGGCAACACAGAGTATATTGCCGTACCAGGAATGACTGGAGAGAAAGGCGAGATAGGACCACAAGGACCTCAAGGTCCAGAAGGACCTAAAGGAGAACGTGGATTTCCAGGCAAAGACGGAAAGATTGGCCCAGCAGGACCACAAGGGCCTAAAGGAGAACCTGGGAAAAGCAACGGTCAATCATATGAAAGCCAATCTGGTCAATATCCTGGGTGGGCTTATTATGAAAATAAAAATAAAAGACAAATACATCTTGGTCCAAGTAGAGGAGATGATGGTTGGGTAACCTTGTCAATAGACGAAGATCCTGAAAATAATATATTATCATTTCTTCCAATAGGTGGGGTTTCATTATGGAATCAGAACACTGGCAGAATTAATTTTAAACAATTAAAAGTAGGAGCAAAAGTCGACATTAGATATGACATTATTTTAAGCACGGACTCAAATAGCACAGAAGCTTGGCTAAGAACATACATTCCAAGAGTTGAATCACCAACAGGTTATATAGGAATGTTAAAATATAAATATCCATACGAAATGTCATTTAATCAAACCCTATATATAGATATATCAAAGATTAAATCTGAGGGTGGAATTATTCAAGCAAGAACAGATAGCGAAAGTACAATTATTTTAAAGGGCATGTATATATCAGTGTCTTAGTGGTATAATATATTAGGAGGAATCATGGCATTTCCAGGAACTTATAATTTTAATTACTATCGTGGCGATACGGCAGAATTTGTTATCCGACCAAAAAACAATTTAAATAACGAAGCATTTGACTTAACTGGCTATACTGCAAACTTTACAATTGCAACTGCAAGAGGTATAGCAGGAACTGCAGCCCTGGCAGTAGTAAATGATGTAACTAATATTATAACTTGTACAATTGTTCCATCAGTAGGAAGAACCCTAGTAGCTGGAACATATGTTTATGATGTTCAGATAACTAATGAAACTCCTAACCCAGATGTTATTTTTACACTTCTAACAGGAACAATTACAGTAACAAATGATATTACAGGTGCTGCTTAATGCCTGAAGTATTAATATCTACTGATGATATAACGGTTGTAGGACCACCCAATATTGTTGAGGTGTTAGTTGATATTGGTCCAACTGGAACTCGTGGCAATAGATTTATTGTTGGAGTAGGAGATCCTGATTTATCAACAACAAGTGGTGTTTTATTTGGAAACACTTTAATTTTAAATGACATGTATATCAACATTGCTCCAGGAGCAGACTATGGGTACCTTTATCAATATGTAGCACAGCCTGGTGGAAATGAATGGATTCAGGTTCTTGATATGAATCCCGTAATATATTCTGAAACACATTTAACAAATTATACTGCTGGTGCAGCACAAATTAGTATTCCAATATCCAACATTACTGCTGCTACTGGACTTACTGCAGAAAATTTTAATATTCAATATAGCATTGCACACCCAAACCCACTGGGATCATCTATGTCCATACCAGCACTTGTTGGATCTGGAACTAACCTTGTAATCAATTTTAAAGCAGTAGAGTATGATGACGATTCAGGACCAGCAGAATGGATTCCTTTAGATGGAACTGTAACGACCCATCTATTTATATCAATAGTTGCAGGAATAGATGAGTCTTAATCACATTTTGTGATATAATTCTAGAGAGGTGATTTATGGCAGTCGAAGTTATAGGTAATTTAGTACCAGCAACAATTCCAGGTCTTGCCGACCCAGCTGATATTCAGGCTGCTTTTAAAGCGTATCACTATGGATCTTATACTTTCAATACAGCTGAAACACTTCCTGAAAATTTACTTCCTAATTCAATTGCTTATACAATTAATGATTTACAAGATCAGATTGATGGTATTGATACAGCAGGAGCAATTCAAGCCTCAAGCTTTAATGCAAAAGGTGATTTACTTTCAGCATCAGCAAATGATACTTTATCTGTAGTTACCGTTGGAGCAAATGGAACAATTTTAACTGCAAATAGTGCAACAGCTTCTGGATTATCATGGGCTACACCAGCTGCAGCAGATACCTTAACTACAACATCTTCTACAACAGATGCAAGAATTGCCTGGGATACTACAAACAAGCAAATTCAAGTTGGTAACGGAACAAGTCTTTTAAATTTTCAACCTTTTAATGTAAATACAACTGCTAAGACTGCAGCGTATACATTTGTTTTATCTGATGCTAGCACTCTTGTTCAAATGAATGGTGCTTATGCTTTTACCGTTCCACTTAACGCAACAGTTGCATATCCTATCGGAACTCAAATACATTTAATTGCACTTACAACAGGAGTTACAGTTGCTTTCACTGCTGGAATTACTTCATATGCAACCCCAGGAGCAAAAATACGTGCAGCTGGATCAATGGCAACATTAATAAAGCTAAATACAGACACTTGGGTACTTGCAGGAGACTTGATTGCATAATGCCAATTCCAGGAGTAACGGGTTCTTCAGATAATCGCCAGCCAGGAACTCCAACTATTGGAGCTGCAACTGCTGGAAATGCAAGTGTATCTGTAGCCTTTACTGCTCCAGCAAATACTGGAAAACCTAATACATCTTTAACCTATACAGCAACAACAACTCCAGGATCATTTACTGGAACAGCATCTGAATCTCCTGTTACTGTGTCTGGTCTTTCAAATGGAACTTCTTATACCGCAGTTGTTAAATTAAATAATACCGTTCAAGATTCACTAAGTTCTGCTGCTACAAGTTCATTTACTCCAGTAGCTCCAGGACCGTTCTTCCCACCATTCTTCCCACCGTTCTTCCCACCATTCTTCCCACCGTTCTTCCCGTTCTTCCCACCTTACTTTGCTCCATCACCAACAATTTCTAATCTTGTTTATACACCAATAAGTTTAACATCTGGAAATCTTTCTTTCACAACAAATTCAGACACAGTATTGTTTACAGGAAGTGCAACAAATTATCCAGCCCCATATAACTATGGAGTCTCTACAGCTTACTCCCCTGGCGAAACATTTCCAAACGACTGGGCTGGCAGATTAGTAAATATGGTCAACGGTCAGTCATACACTGTTTCAGTTACAGTTTCTCCAGGAGGAGCAAGTCAAACAATAACATTTACTCATAATTGGCCAACAATTACTAATCTTCAAGTAAGTCCTACCGATACTGGAGGAACTATAACTTGGGATTCTACTAATCAGGCTTCATATTGTATTACAGCTTCTGGTTTAAGTGTTGATGGGTCATGTGGTGGAACTGCTACAACTAGAATTGCGTCTTTTGGAAGCCCTGGCACACAATATAGCGTTACTGTAACTGTTTACTCAGGAAATCTTTATACTGGAAATACCGCAACTGCTACAACAACATTTACAACAACTGGATCAATTTCACCGTTCTTCCCACCGTTCTTCCCACCGTTCTTCCCACCATACTTCCCAGGACCAGAGATCCCTGCAACACCAACAGGAGTTTCAGTTAACAGTTCTGGAGTGGTAAGTTGGACAGCACCACTTGGAGCAACTAGCTATAGTGTCCAGTTCTATACAGCTCAAAATGCTGCTGGCTTAGAAGCAGCTGGACCTTATACTGCAACTTTTGCGGCACCTGGATATGCTATGCCTGATATTTATCAACTTACTTCTCCTTATGCCTACCCAAATAACTGGTCAAGAGTAAGATTGCTTGCAACGAATTCTTCTGGGTCATCAGCATATTCAGCATGGTATCCTTCAGAAGAATCATATGTATAAAATAAAAAACCCCTACCTTTTACAGTAGAGGTTCTTTATTACCTAAAGTTTTATTTAGGGAATTTTTTCATCCAAGCCCTAGTCTTTGGCGTAATACCTTTCCAAGAAGACCAGTCATTTCCCCCGTTGGACATATAGTATGCAATCTCCGCATTTTTTACGGGATTGAATAACTCAGCATTTGTATCTAGATCAAACTTATCTCTACGATCAGGACCTAGATTGTCAATCATGTTAATTTGAAACATCCCATAAGAGGAGTCTCCAGTCTTATGATTGCCATTGTATGCCAATGGACGACCATTAGATTCTTTTTTAGCAATAGCCCAAGCTACTACTAAATCTTTACCCTCAAACCCTACAAGGGATAGAAGTTGCTTTAGTTCTTTATCTGTTAAGTGTGTTCTGTTTTCAAATTTAGCTAACATTTTTTCCTTAGAAACAACAAATGCCTCCTTGTCGGAGGCAGGAGCTTCTATAGACTTATTTATTAGTAAATTATTTTCGGTACTTGACGCATTAGCGGAATTACTAAAAGGTGCGATAACACCAACTAATGCTAGGATTCCAATCCAAGCTTGCTTGTCTCTTCTCATAATAATAACCTCCTAGAGAACAAATGCTACCTGTTGGTAGCATGTATTAAGTATAACATAAAAATGACCTCAAAAGCAAACTTTAGGTAACATTTTTATAACTTTTCAATAACTTTCTTAGGAAGTGGTATAATAATAAGATTATGGCTGAAACTTCAATTTACGATTTTCCTTATCCCGAA